TGGCATGTCTACGAAACACGCCCGTGCAGGAACGTGGCGGAGCTATTTCATGTAATGAGGAAGGTTGTGAATACGGATTCATCACGGGTGACTGCGGTCAGATCGTTGATGGAAAAGCATCCGAGGCTGATTGTGTTCTACAACTTCGACTACGAGCTGCAGAATCTGAGGCTTCTCGGGTCGGAGACACTGAGCCAGCAGTCGGAGAACGTGGCGACTGGCGACTCTTCTGGGCCAAGCACAGCAACTGCGGAGGGACCTGGGTCTACTTTGAATCGGTCAACAATCCCCGGGTCGTTTGCAGTTGCGGAATGGAACGGGCACAAGCACGAGCCGATTCCACAGACTGATTCGTGGTTGTATTTGGTTCAGTACGCCGCGGGTGCTGAGGGATGGAACTGTATCGAAACCGATTCTACCGTGTTCTTTTCTATGCCGTACTCGTACAAACTGTGGCATCAGGCACATGGTAGGATCGATAGGCTCAATACACCCTATACCGAGCTCCATTATTACACACTAAAAAGTAACTCGGTGATCGATCATGCGGTCGCAAAATCGCTTTCGATGAAGAAAAGCTTCAACGAAAACAGATTTGTGGGCTCTGGTTTCTGATCAATAGGGGCATATTGGACTGCGTTTGTCAAAAATCTGCCAAAAAAGTGGCCGAAAACTTTCCCTATAAAAAAAACTTAATACTCATGAGTACTAAGTCTAGAATATAAAGAAAGTTTTCGACGTGAAAATTGGCAAAATTCTTGGCAAACAAAATTGAGGCGGTTTTGCATGGAAACATGGGTCAATCTCGAGGACCAAGGCTTCCCCGATTACGCCGCTAGTAACGAAGGGAGAATTCGAAACGAGCTAACAGAAAGAATTCTGCGTCAGTCACCAAACCAGTCGGGCCTGTACAAGGTCTCGATCACCTCAGCAAGGAATGTTCGGATCACGTTGTCCGTAGCGTTGCTAGTCGCCAAGGTGTTCGTTCCTCTCGAAGCCCATCTTCGTGATCGATTCGACACCCCGATCAATGTCAACGGTGATCGTAGCGACAACCGTGCCGAGAATCTCATGTGGCGTCCTAGGTGGTTCGCAATTATGTACCACCAACAATTCCATAACGACCGAAGAGGCGTCACTGTCCCGATCGTAGACACAAAGACAGGAGAGCGATTCGAAAACTCTTGGGAAGCAGCAATGAAGTACGGGCTACTCGATCGCGAGATCTTGCACGCCATCCACAACAAGACGTACCTGTTCCCGACTGGTCACATATTCGAGATGGAGTGGCGAACGTGAGTATTGTGACGTGTGGGGATCGCGGGTTATAATAGAAGGAGTGGAATGCAGCAAATACAAATCCTTAAATTTCGGAAGGAGAGCCATGCTTGAGAGCGACTACCAAGCCAAACTGATCAAGAAACTGGAACGCCTGTTTCCTGGTTGCGTCATTCTCAAGAACGACAGTGGCTACCTTGCTGGATTTCCGGATCTCACAATTTTGTATCGTGATCGGTGGGCGGTACTGGAAGTGAAGCCGTACGAAGATGCACCTGAGCAGCCCAACCAGGATTACTACGTTGAGCGGCTACACAAGATGTCCTTCTCGGCATTCATTTATCCAGAGAACGAAGAGGCGGTGCTGAATGGAATTCAACGGGCATTCGAACGTCGCAGGTCGGCACGCGTTTCTTTCTCCGAGTAACTACCACTGGATCAACTATGACGAAGAGAAGCTTGATCGTGTCTTCTTCACGGCCATGGCTTCTCAACGTGGTATTGAACTTCACGAGCTAGCGCAAAGACTTATTCGTCTAGGCGTCAAGCTCCCAGTAAATAAGCAAACTCTGAGTATGTACGTGAATGATGCTATCGGCTATCGAATGACTCCAGAGCAGATCTTGTATTACTCGGATAACTGCTACGGAACGACCGATGCCATATCCTTCCGTCGAAACAAACTCAGAGTTCACGATCTCAAGACAGGTATCACTCCAGCATCGCAGCATCAGCTCGAGGTTTATTCGGCGCTGTTCTGTCTGGAGTACCGTTTCAAGCCATTCGACATTCAGATCGAGCTGCGCATCTACCAGAATGATGAGGCTCATATCTACGAGCCTGATCCCGACGACATCATTCACATCATGGAAAAGATCAAACTGTTCGACAAGCGAATCACCGCACACAGAATGGAGGGACTGTCGTGATCCTAGATGAAGAAGAATATCTCGCGCATTACGGCATTCTCCGAAAGAGTGGTAGGTACCCTTGGGGGTCTGGTGGATCTCAAAGTGAGAGAAACCAAACCTTCCTCGGAATGGTGGATGAACTCCGAAGCAATGGTATGAGCGAAACAGACATCGCTCAGGGCTTCGGCATCACTACCACTCAACTGCGTGCCGCCAAGTCGATCGCAAAGAACGAAGAGAAGCAGAGTCAGATAGCAATGGCTCAGCGTCTGAAAGACAAGGGCTATTCAAACGTTGCCATTGGTGAACGTATGGCCATCAATGAGTCGTCTGTCCGATCTCTTCTAGCTCCTGGACAGAAAGACAAGGCTGACGTTCTTCAGACAACAGCGAACATGCTTAAGTCACAGGTTGACAAGAAGAACTACGTTGATATCGGGGTCGGCGTAGAGCATCACATTGGCGTTAGCAAGACCAAGCTAAGCATCGCCGTAGCCATGCTGCAGGAGCAGGGTTATGGCATCCACTACGTCAAGGTGGAACAGCTCGGCACCGGTCAACAGACCACCATCAAGGTTCTGGCTAAACCTGATACGCCTTACGCGGAAGTCTTCAAGAACCGAAGCATGATCAGGCAGATCAGTGAATTCTCCGAAGATGGTGGGCGATCTTTCCTTGGTCTTCAGCCCCCTATCTCTGTCAGCCCAAAGCGAATCGGGGTTCGCTATGCTGATGAAGGTGGTGCTGATGCCGACGGAGTAATCTATGTTCGACCTGGCGTTAAGGACCTATCGCTTGGTAGTTCGCGATACGCCCAGGTTCGAATCAAGGTCGGCGATACCCACTATCTCAAGGGTATGGCCATGTACAAGGATGATCTTCCTGACGGAACAGATCTCGTGTTCAACACAAACAAGAAGAGCACGGGTAATAAACTCGATGCTATGAAAAGTCTGAAGAAAGACAAAGAAGGGAACGTCGATACCGACAACCCCTTCGGAGCTGTCGTTCGACAGATCATCAAGGATGGGCCAGACGGCACAAAGAAAGTTGCCTCGGCCATGAACATCGTGAACGAAGAAGGTGATTGGGAGAACTGGTCTCGGAGTCTCTCTTCTCAGATGTTGTCAAAGCAGAGTCCAAAGCTAGCCAAGACTCAGTTGGACATGACGTTTGAGAAGAAGCGTGCTGAACTCGAAACACGCATGGCCCTAACGAACCCAGCGGTTCGCAGAAAGCTTCTTGAGTCTTTCGCAGATGACGCCGACTCTTCGGCAGTGCACCTCAAGGCTGCGGCTCTTCCTCGTCAGGGATCACATGTCATCTTGCCAATCAACACCATTCGGGAAGGCGAGATCTATGCACCTAATTACCGAAATGGTGAACGGGTTGCTCTTGTTCGGTATCCCCATGGTGGCATCTTTGAGATCCCCGAACTCACAGTCAATAACAAACATCCCGAAGCACGAAAGCTTCTTGGTAACGCCAAGGATGCCGTCGGAATCAACAGCAAAGTAGCCGAGCGTCTCTCTGGTGCCGACTTCGACGGCGACACAGTTCTTGTAATACCGAACAACGATCGAAAAGTAAAGACTGCCCCTGCTTTGGAGGGACTCAAAGGCTTCGATCCTCAAAGGGCTTACTCGCAGTACGAAGGTATGCCCAAGATGACGGCTCGAACTAAGGCCATTGAGATGGGTGTTGTATCTAACCTCATCACAGACATGACCATTCGTGGAGCTAACACAACCGAGCTCGCTCGAGCAGTTCGGCACTCCATGGTCGTGATCGATGCTGAGAAGCACAACCTCAACTACAAGCAGTCTGCTATTGACAACGGCATCTCGCAACTGAAGGCGAAGTACCAGGGTAGTGCAAGAGCAGGGGCATCAACTCTAATCTCTAGGGCTAGTGCTGAGATCAGGGTTGGTGAACGTAGGCCTAGGCCTGCAGGAAAAGGTGGCTCTGTAGATCCGGTCACAGGAAAGCGGGTCTTTGAGGAGACCAACGCTTCCTTTACCAACGCTCAAGGTAAGGTAATCAGGAAGACTGTCAAGTCTAAGAAGCTTGCTGAGACTGACAATGCAGACACCCTCTCTTCAGGTACTCCTATTGAGAGGGCTTATGCTGATCACTCCAACAAGCTGAAGGCCTTGGCTAACGCTGCTAGGAAAGCAGCGATCAACACAAACACCACCCCCTATTCAGCTGCCGCAAAGACCGCCTATGCCAAAGAAGTAGGGTCTCTTGAAGCGAAGTTGAATGTGGCACTCAAGAACTCCCCCCTAGAAAGGCAGGCCCAGGTCCTCGCCAATGCCGTGGTCACCCAGAAGCGGCAGGCTCATCCAGACATGGATGGATCGGACATCAAGAAGCTCAAAGCACAAGCCCTAACCGAGGCCCGTATCAGAACCGGTGCCAAGAAGCAACGCATTCAGCTAACCAATAGTGAATGGGCAGCGATTCAGGCTGGTGCTATCAGTAACAACAGACTGAATGAGATCTTGAACCATGCAGATCTTGATCAGATCACACAGTTGGCTACACCAAAGGCTAATGTCTTGATGACATCAGCTAAGCAACATAGAGCACAGGCCATGGTCAACTCAGGCTACACCCAGTCTGAGATAGCTGATGCTCTTGGTGTGTCATTGACAACACTCAAGAACAGCTTTGGTTAGTGAAAGGATAGAGATGACTGAACACATGCTTACAACTGTTGACAATCCTTTCGATCCTTTCACTCAGTTCGATGAGTGGTACAACTTCGATGAAGCGTCAGGCTACAGAACAACACAGTTCCTTGCAAGAATTGTGAAGTCTTCTGATCAGCTGTCTGAGGCAGATCAAAGCTTGGCAATCGAACTAGCAATCGATGAGATCGTAACTGAGAATGTTTCCGGTCTTTATCGAAAGGTCGCTTCAACAGATATTCCGAGAGACTGAATGTAGATGGGGGGAGGGGTCTCGCAAAACCTACCCCCCGTCTGCAT